CCTTCTCTGTTAAGGGCGCTTGTAAGTAATCTCCTTTAGTTGTCTTACGTAGTAAGTCACTCACTGTGGACCTACTCTTGTTTAGTTTCTTAGCTATCTTCCTCCAACTGAGGTTAGTAGTAAGGGCTAGTGATATTGCTTCTGATTTCCAATTACTCATAGCTTTTTACTCCACTGTGTCTAGATACTGCGCCTCTTCTGGAATTCTCACTCTGTGTAACCCACTCCATGTTATCCAGACTATATCCCTTAGAGCTATCCACTCTATCAACACTAGGGGCCAGTCTCCTCTCATAACCCCCTTCAGTCCATAATTGGAATAGATGATGGAACTCTTTCCTCTCTGTTGCCCAGTCGTAGAAAGCCTCCTTCTCTAGGATGTCGAGGTTCTTATATAAATGAGCCTTCTTTGATTGAACCCCTGTAACTCTCGACTTCATATTCCTATACAGCCTCATCAAGAATCCTCTCTCAGTCTTCTCGTATTTCTTAGTATGCAAATTTCCATTCTTCTTCCTATACTCCCTCTGTTTCATATTCCTCTCTTCTCTAGCGTCCATGTACATACTCCTCAGCTAATCCCCAAATCTCATCCAAACCCTTATCACTAATACTGTCTTCTATATAGGGATTCATCTTGAATATCTCTTCCTTAATCTCTAGCTCTAGTTCTTCTAGAGAGCCACTATGAATTAAGGATATCCAGTAGTTATATGTCTCTTGCATTCTTCCTTTCCTCCTGAGTTTTAATTGAGTGACAAGCAGTACAAATGATTTGTAGATTATCCTTCTCACAGAACAATGTAGATACAAATGCAGGGAGGTCTTCATAAGACTTCAAGCTACCACAAGGCTTGATATGGTCTACTGCTACCTCCTTATCAGCAAACCAGCCCTTACATACATTACACTTATACTCCTTCTTCCTCCTCTTGTCTGTCCCTTTGTATGGTCTTGATGCTTCATTCTTCACTGCAAACTTAACTGGATACTTAGTGAAGGCTCTACGTAGTGTAGAACGTATGAAGGAGAAATATCTAGGAGTTGTCCATGTATCCCCTGCTTTATTCTTCAGTCCTCTTTTGGGCTTTTCCATAATACTGGCTCTCCCTCATCTGTTAGCTCTCTTACCATATATAATAAATCCATATTCTCTTTCAATCTAACTTCTGCTTCATCCCCAAACTGTCCTTCATATGCTTCTTTTGTGGCAGTATATAACTCAATCTCCGTCTTGCAATCTTTAAGCGTGTTGAAAACTTTAACATTACCATACCCCTTTATACCTACAATATTATCAGTGCTATCACCTAGTAGAGACTGAGCATACAACCACATAGTCCCTTCCCCATACAATTTCTTCTCTTGTCTCTCCAGTTTACCAAAGTTATCTACCCATCTCAACGGTAACTTATCTCTGTTATGAGTCTTCCAAGAGTAGTGCCACCCCTCAACCATCAGTAAATCTTTATCAATGCTACAGCATACAGCATCCTTATCTCTTGTTATGTGCATTGCCATTGCATCATCAGCTTCCATACCCTCTATGAGCTCTGCATCATGTACATTCATTAGATAGGACTTAATGTACTTATACCACTTAGGCTTTTCTTTCTTCCTATTACCTTTGTACTTATGGCTCACTGCCAACTGTTCTCTGAAGTTACCCTTACCTGTTAGGTAGCATACATAGTTTGTTGTCTCTAGTTCTTCAAATAGGTTGGTGAAGAAGGTTTCAATCCTTTGGTCTACTATCCAACTCTGTTCAATATCCTCACTACCCCAGCCTATACTATATAATAATATATCGCCATCAATTGCTAATGTTCTCATCTTAACCTCATCTCACTTGAGTTAACCCCTGAATACCCCCTCATAGTTCTATCCAAGTCATCAACAACTTCTATCTCCATATCAGAGAAGTGCTTCTGTATAATCATCTGAGCCACCTTGTCCCCCGACCTTAGTTCTACAGCATCTTGTCCAGTGTTCAATAAGCTCACCATAATCTCACCTCTGTAGTCACTATCAACTACACCAGCTAACACAGCAACGCCCATCTTAGCAGCTAGTTTACTACGAGGCCATATCAATCCCACATAACCTTTAGGCATTGACATTGCTATACCAGTTTTGAGTAAAGCCCTCTGTCCTGCTGTTATGGTAACACTCTCTATAGTACATATGTCCAACCCTGCTGATTCATCAGAACCTCTTGATGGTATATTAGCATTAGGACTCAGGAGGTTTATATTTATCATCTTACTCTCTCTAACATATTAATCATTTCTTGTATCACTTGATTACTAGGTCTTTTCCATTGTCTCTGTTGTGACTTAGCTTTGTTCAGTAGTGCTGTTATTTCTTTATTCATTCGCCTTTCTCCATCAAAGTTCTAGCATCATCTATTTTGCCAGCTTCTAATTCATATTTTCCATAGCCGAAATCAACGCCTATATGAGCGACGGCTTTTACTATTTCCTCAAGCTCTGCAATGCGTTCATCACGTTCAGATATACCGTTGATTAGAATTTGTTCATAAGTCATTCGCCTTGCTCCTTTAATTCTTCATAACGTTTAACCCAATGTTTAACCTCAGCAGTATAAGCAGCAGCATAATAAGCAACATCAGCAGCAGCATCAGCAGCAGTATAAGCAGCAGTATAAGCAGCAACATCAGCAGCAGCATCAGCAACAGCGCGGTTATCTTCTAACTCTTGTTGTGTGACTGACGTAGGGTCAGCTAACCACTTCTTTACTAACTCAATATGTATGTTCATTCGCCTTTCTCCTTTAGTGGCTGTAACTTAAAGAAGGTAACTTTCCTACATTGCTCGCCAAGTTCATCTAATTCAGCCTTAGCTGTTACCAATTCTGCTTTAAGTTGCTCGATTTCTTTAATATCTGCTAGTGAGCGGACTCTATACACGTCTGTTAAGTACATATCTCCGACACTATTCCATTTGCCTAACCACTTCTTTACTAGTTCAATATGTTTGTTCATTCGCCTTGCTCCTTTAGTTTCAACTGGTTTTCTACAAGTTCAGCATGTAGCTTATCCAAACTCTCTATATAAGCTTCTGTATCGCTCTGTACGGTACTATCTCTATACTCCTTATACTCTTGTACTTCTCTTTGCTCTCGTGCTGTTAGAGAGCCGTAGGGCTCGTTAAACCAATTGGGTATAGTCATATTCCCTCCTAGGGATGAAGGAGAAGACCCCGAAGGGTCTCCAGTTATACTACACTTCGTCATCGTATCCATCTTCAACTACGGGAGTAGGTTTTGAAGGTTTTGATACGGTACCCGCCGAGTTTACTAATCTTCCTTCTTCCGCGTCTACTGTAGGATAAAGAGCAAGCATCTTGTCAAAGGTTGTCTTGTGCCAGAGGATAGCTTCTTTGAGCTTCGCCTCATCTTCAAAATCCTTCTTCTTGTAACCTAATACTTCTATAGCTAAGTTAAGGCAAGCCCCCACTGTAGCTGGGTTCACAAAACTACCTTTATTCACAGCATTAGTGCCACTAGGAGCTTGTTGTTGAACTGGAGCACTGGCTACAGCACCACTTGCATCTGTAATACTGAATGTTTTCTTCTTAATGTTGGCGAAGTCTCCGTTTTGGTCAAACATGAACTCCACTTCCATACCCTTAGCAAGTTCTGTCCAAGAGTCACCTGTCTTGATATTGACCTTATCCTTCTTAATTGTGCCGTAGCTATACCATTTATCACCAATCTTAATACTAGCTCTATGTGTATTCTCGTAGTTATCAGGTTTAGCCAGTTCTTTGATGCTTAAAAATTCTACTTGACCATTAATGTGTGGCATTATTCTTCTCCAAATGTAAATAAAAAGGTTTGTTGTTCTAACTCACTCATTCTTTCATGTATCTCTTTTGCTGTCAACAGTGTTTTTATAGCATCCACCTTATCCCCTGTTTTATAGAATACTGCCGTTCCGTACCCCCGATACGTTTGCTTTAACCTTACTATATCACAGGGTCTTATGTAATGCATGTACCCCTCTGTACACGGTATTATAATAAACGTATCTGGTATTTTCATATTATTCTCTCCTCCCCAAAGTAACAAAAACACCATTCTTAGGTAAGTCACCTCCATCCGACCTCTTCGTCTTATGGTAGCCAGAAGGATACTTATTTTTCAATGCCACCATATCTTTTTTTGTAGCGTTAGCTAACCCTATTACCGCTTTCTTGGTTTTCATTCTTTATCTCCTGTATTTCTCTTTGTATTAAGTTTTTCTAGTGTATCTCTTCCCAATTTCTACCAATCTCCCCTTCCCCAATCTGAGGGAGGTTTAGATTAAAGTACTCTCCTGCATCTGCAATACTATCCTCCAATATCTTCTTCACATCTTCAGCTATTTCAGGACGTACTTCAAACGTGTATTCATCATGAAAAAATCCTACTTGTTTAAAATCTATACCATCTATGTACCTCTCGTCAAGTCTTTTATTAACTAATACGGTTGCCTTACTCATCGTCAATGCTTCATCTGACTGTACAGTATACACAAGTATATCCTTTTCGGAGCGTATAAGCACTTGTCTCCCATCTAGAGCCTTAATACGTCCATTATAGAACTCTTTCCTCTCCTGTTCCCTCCCATTCCATTTGTACTTCACAGTTTTCATCTTAGCTTGCTTAATCCACTCCTTCTTCAAGTGCTCTTGAAGCGTAATCTGAGCCTGAAATACTGTATCGAATGCTTCCTTAATAGCCTTCCCTATCTTAATAGCTTTAGTTTCGTTCTTCTCCCCTGCCATGAAGCCCAATTTCTTAGCGCCACCCCCAAACTTATAAGCATAAGAGAAGTTCTTAGCTGCACTACGATTGATAGGAGGTATACCCATCTCAGCAAATAGGATATTAATCTCATCCCTTGCTCTTGAGTGGCTATCTGTACCCCTTGCCTTATCCCCATTCAGCACCATGTCTTCAAATACAGGGTCTTCAATACCAACATCTCGTGCTCTAGATATAATCATACGGTCTTGACAAGCAGCAGCATCCGCACTCACCAATATCATACCTTCCTCACATATGAAACACTTCCTCATATTCCTTCCATAGAAGCTATTAACATTTGGCACGTTTGCTATATTTGCATGGCGTACACGATAAGTATCAGCAAAGCCACTAATACGTGACTCAAGCCTGCCATCACTACGAACCCTCTCCAACCACCCTTGGATGTTTGATTGCCTGTGTCTGCATTGAACTCTTTTACATATAAGCCTACCCACCTTACCGTCAACACCAATAAAAGCATCGTCAGCATTAAGCTTAGGGCTAGTGCGCTTAGGATTCCCATCTTCATCTACCTCTTTCTTACTATAATTATATTCTTCTGGTTGCCATCCCATGTCTAATAGCCATTCTTTTGTCTCTTTGTCTGAGTTCAGATTGACTTTCCTGAAAGTAACCCTACAGAAGCTACCCCCTATGGTATCTCTATCCCAATCTAGCTCTTCTTTCTCTATCCAGTTAGAGAGTCTTACTGCTAGTGTACCAGCTTTAGTGAAGGGAGCTTGGAATCCATTGCTATCACCATTATCTTCTAGCCTATCTTCTTTG